ATGGCCGATCCCACCTACACCCCGCCCAAGGTCTGGAGCGCCGACACCGTGTCCGGCGGCCGCTTCGCCAGCATCAACCGGCCCACCGCCGGCGCCCGCGAGGAACGCGAATTGCCGGTGGGCGAACACCCCTTCCAGCTCTATTCGCTGGCGACGCCCAACGGGGTCAAGGCAACCGTGATGCTCGAGGAACTGCTCGAGGCCGGGCACACGGGCGCGGAGTATGACGCCTGGACGATCAACATCTCCGACGGCGACCAGTTCACCAGCGGCTTTGTTGCGGTGAATCCCAATTCCAAGATCCCCGCGCTGCTCGACCGCAGCGGCCCTGCGCCGGTGCGGGTGTTCGAGAGCGGCGCGATCCTCGTCCATCTCGCCGAAACATTCGGGGCCTTCCTGCCGTCGGACCCCGCAGCGCGCGCCGAGGTGCTTTCGTGGGTGTTCTGGCAGGTCGCCAGCGGCCCCTTCATGGGCGGCGGCTTCGGCCACTTCTACGCCTATGCGCCGGAGAAATACGAATACCCGATCAACCGCTACGCGATGGAAACCAAGCGGATCTTCGACGTCGCCGACCAGCGCCTCGCCCAGTCCCGTTTCCTTGCAGGCAACGAATACACCATCGCCGACATCGCCAACTTCCCCTGGCTTGCGCCCTTCGTGGCGGGCACGATCTACAATGATGCGAAGACCTTCCTGAGCATCGACGAATACAAGCACGTCGCCCGCTGGGTCGCGGAGATCGCCGCCCGCCCGGCGGTGAAGCGCGGGCGGATCGTCAACAAGGTGTGGGGCGACGAGGATACCCAGCTCAAGGAGCGCCACTCTGCCGCGGACTTCGCGGGCAAGCGGCTGGACTGAAGAGCCACGCAAAAAAGGGGGCGAAGAGGTGTTTTCGCCCCCTTCACAAGGCGCTGCGAGCCGCTATAGAGCGCGGCTCCTGCTGGGGCGTAGCCAAGCGGTAAGGCAGCGGTTTTTGGTACCGCCATGCGAAGGTTCGAATCCTTCCGCCCCAGCCAGTGTTCTTCGCATATTGTCGCAATCCTTCGCAGCGACTAGCGGTAACTCTCGGAGAATTCGGCGAGTCGTGCGCATGTCTTCGCATCGCTTCGCACACCAGCGCAGCCCCTTTGGGGGCACCGGGAGGGGCACCGCTTGCTGACAGAAGTCGCAATCAGGAACGCGTGCCCCCAGGCAAGGCGCTACAAGCTCGCCGATGGCGGCGGGCTCTATCTCGAGGTGCTGCCGTCCGGCACGCGCTCGTGGCGGTGGAAGTACCGCTTCGGCGGGGTGGAGAAGCGCCTCACCTTCGGCCCCTGGCCGCTGATCTCGGCGAAGCGCGCGCGCGAACTCAGGGATCAGGCGCGTCTCACGCTGCTTGGGGGCACCGATCCGGGGGCACGGCACCGCGCGGCGAAGGCGCAGGCGCGTCACGGCGAGAACTTCGAGAGCGTCGCCCGATCGTGGCACGCGCAGAAAGCGCCGACACTCGTCCCGCGCTACGCGGCCGAGGTGATGGCCCGGCTCGAAGCGAACGCCTTTCCGCACCTTGGCCGCATCGCGATCCGCGAGATCACGCCGCCGCTGGTGCTGGAAACGCTTCGCCGGATCGAGGCGCGCGGCGCGAAGACGATGGCGCACGAGGTGCGCGGGCATCTGTCGGAAGTCTTCGTCTGGGCGATCGCGGCGGGGCTGGCGGACAGCGACCCGGCGGCGATCGTGCGCAAGGCGCTCGCGCCCACGGATCCGCGCCGTCGCCCCGCGCTGGTGACGCTGCCCGAGCTGCGCGCCCTGATGGCTGCGGTCGAGGCGATGCCGCGCGTCTGGCCATCGACGAAGCTGGCCTCGCGCCTGCTGGCACTGACGGCTACGAGGCCGGGCCCGGTGCGTCTCGCCGAAAGGTCCGAGTTCGAGGGTCTCGACGGCGACGAGCCGATCTGGCGCATCCCCGCGGCCAAGATGAAGCTGTCGGCACGAAGGAAGCGCGACGGCAGCTTCGACTTCGTGGTGCCGCTTGCCCCTGCCGCAGTCGCGGTCGTGAAGGAGGCGCTCAAGCGCACCGGCGGGCCGCGCTCGAAACAACGCTGGCTGTTCCCGGGCATGACGCGGGTGGAACCGATCAGCGACGTCACGCTGAGCAAGGTCTACATCGATGCGGGCTATCGCGGCCGGCACGTGCCTCACGGGTGGCGGGCCAGCTTCTCGACCATCATGAACGAGCGTGCGGCGAAGGCCGGTCGGCCGGAGGACCGCGCGATCATCGACCTGATGCTCGCCCACATGCGCGACGACGTCGAGGCGGCGTACAACCGCGCGGCGTACATGGGCAGGCGGCGCGAGCTGGCCTGCGAGTGGGCGCAGCTGCTGGAGGCGCCGCATGACGGCGTCGAGCACTCGGGGAGGTGAGGCAACCCCCTTCGGCCTGATCGCCGCCAAGCTCTCGGCCGCGCCGCTCTCCCGTAAGACCCGCCTGAAGCTAGAGCGCGGCGACAGTCCGCGATCGGGCCAGCCGGTCTGGCGCAACAGCTATTACGAGGGCCAGTGCGAGGGCCGCATCTGGCGGCGCTACGGCGACGGCACGGCCCGCACCGGCAAGCGCCTGCAGGCGCTGATCCTCAAGGCCGCCCGCCGGCTAGAACGCGAGACCCGCCGCAAGCGCCAGGCTGAGGCCGAACGCCGCCGGCGCGGCCTGCTCGGCGACGTGGGAATCGAGGTGCTCGACTTCCTGTGGAGCCGCGTCGATTACTTCACCGGCCGCCTGGAGCCCGCGATCGCGACGATCGCCGACGAGCTCGGCCGATCCTACTCGGCGGTGCACCGCGCGCTCAAGCACCTGCGCGCGCACGGATTCATCCAGTGGGAACGCCGCAGCCGTCCGATCGAGAACCCCGAGCCGGGCGGGCCGCTGGTCGAGCAGATCCCCAACGCCTACGTCCTTCTGATCCCGAAGGCGCTGCAGACCTTCTTCGCGATCGAGATCGGGGGCAGACGCCCGCCGGTGCCCGATTGCGTTGCCTGGGACCGCGAGAAGGCGCGCGAGGAGTTCGAGCGCCAGCTCGACCAGTTGACCATGCGCGAGTGGCACCAGGCCGTATGGCAGGGCGACAGCCGCCTGGGCGAAACCCTCGCCCGCATCGCCGCGTTGGTTGAGGAGCGCGAATCCTCGATAGCCCGAGAGACCGGGGGAGATCTTCGATCTCCATGAAAGGAATGGCCTGACATGCGGTCAGGCCATGCGTTTCTGAGGTCCGGCCCCGACCCCACCGGCTGACACAAGCGAGAAGAACCACCAGGCGGCACCGTCGCACGGCGGCGGCTGCGCCGCCGCAGAGGCTTTGCGGGGGCCGGACCGCAAGGTCCGTGCCAATATCGACCCGCGCGCCAGCCGCGCGGTATCACCCAGGAAGGGGGAGCGGGAAGTTGCTGATGAGCAGCTCGCCCGCGCGCTTGGCACCGCTGGAGGCTGTCGCGATCGTGTAGGTCGTCTCGATCGGCACCTGGTGCAATCCGGCAAAGATCGCGCGGATCTCGGGCGTGTCATTGATCGAGAGGATCGACCTGGCCGCCGCGGCCCGGATCGCCGCCGCCAGCCGCTCGAAATCCGCCGGCGCGAAAACGGCCGCGCCGTAATCGTCCTCGCACCCCCAGTAGGGCGGGTCGCAATAGAACAGCATCCCCGGCCGGTCGTAGCGCGCGATGAACTGGTCGAACGGCAGCTGCTCGATGGTCACCCCGACCAGCCGCTCGTGAATGTCCGCGAGCATCGGCTCGAGCTTGCCGATGTCGAACCGCGCGCCTGTGGTCCTGCTTACGCCGAAGGTACGGCCTTCGACCCGGCCGCCAAAGCCGAGGCGCTGGAGGTAGAGGAACCGCGCCGCCCGCTGAAGGTCCGTGAGCCGCGCAGGATCGAGGCCGCGCAGCCGCTCGAATTCGTTGCGGCTCGCCACCCGCCAGCGCAGCATGTCGATGAAATAGGGGTAGTGCTCCTGGAGCACCCGGAAGAAGGTGGCGACGTCGCCGCTGATGTCATTGATCGCCTCGACCTTCGGCCGGGCACGGCGGCGCAGGAAGATACCGCCCATCCCGACGAAGGGCTCGGCATAGGCATCGTGGTCGACCTGCTCGATGATCGCGCAGATCCGCTGCGCAAGGTTGCGCTTGCCGCCGATGTATCCGGCGGCGGGTCGCACCGATCTGGTGGCTTCCAGGTTTGCTTTTGTCACGAGAACAGTCCTTTATCTCCCCGCCCGTTGCGCGGGTGCGGGGCGGCCAGTCGGCCAGCTGTGTCGTGACGAGTTCCGGCTCGTCGGTTCATCGGGGTACCAGCCCGGTGACCCCCGCTCGCGCGGGGAAACTCGAATCAGGTTCGATCGGGTATCAGCAGCGCGCCCCAATGATCGAAAAGCTCCCGCCGGCGCGCCAGCTGGGCCGAGCGGTTGTAGGCCGCCTCGACCTTGCCCTTGCCCGCGTGGCCGAGCGCGGCGTCGATGTCGAAGCGCCACTCCGGGCCCAGCTCCTCGTTGAGGATCGTCGAGAAGCTGGCGCGCCACCCGTGCGGCACGTGCCGGCCGGCGAAGCCGGCGCGATCATAGAGCTCGCGGATCGCACCGGCCGCGATCGGCCCGCCGCCCCGGCCGGGGAAGACGAGCTGCTGCGGGTCCCACATCCGGTGAGCGGAGCGCAGCCCCTCCAGCGCCTGCATCGCCGCCGCGCTCAGCGGTACGATGTGATCGAACCGCGCGTCGGCCTTCTTGTCCCGGCCCAGTTTCATCCGCGCCGCCGGCACCGTCCAGGTGCGCGCGGCAAGATCGACTTCTGCCCAGATCATCCCACGCACCGCGGCGAGCCGCACTGCGGTCAACGCCAGAAACTCGCTCGCCGCGATCGTCTCGATGCGGCCGCCGTCGCGATCGCAGGCGGCGAGCAGCGCGCGGCAATCCGCGATCGCGGTCAGCGCCGCGTGCGGCCGCGCCGGCGGCGGGCTGAGCATCGCCGCGCCGAGATCGGCCGCCGGATTGCCGCTCACCAGCCCCTTGGCGCGGCCGAAGGCGAAGATCTCGGCGAGCCGCTGGCGCACCCGGTGCGCGCTGGTCCGACAGCCGCGCTGCGCGATAGCCTCGATCGCGCCGAGCAGCTGCGGCGCGGTGACCGAACCGGCCGGAATTGTTCCCAGTTCGGGGAAGACGTCGCGCTCGAGACTGGCGAGCACGTCCCCGGCGTGCGCCGGCGACCAGCCCGGCAGGTTTGTCTTGTACCAGAGCCGGGACAACTGCTCGAGCGTCCCGCCGGCAGCGGCGTCCCCGCGCTTTGCCCGGCCCGGATCGACGCCGGCGGCGAGCTGTTCCCTGGCCTCGGCCTGCAGGATTCGCGCGCGGTTGACGTTCACCTCGGGGAACTGGCCGAGCGTGAGCAGCTTCTCCCGCCCGTGCCAGCGGTACTTGAGCTGCCAGCTCTTCGATCCGGTCGGCCGCACCAGCAGGTGCAGCCCGCCCTGATCGTGCAGCTTGTAGGCGCGCGCCTGCGCGCCGGCGGCTTTCGCCGCGGCGTTGGTCAGCATCTTTCGGACCTCCGAAGAATGGTCTAGGAATAGTCAGCCGGGAGGAAGGGTTGGGGGTTCCCGGCCGGGGATCAGCCTCCGCGAGGTTAAGCTCCCGGCGCATCCCGACACGAGGTTCGCTTGGCCACCGGCATCGCCTTCCCCGAAAGCAACCTGACGCTCGGCGCGCCGACGCCCGAGGACGCTGCGGCCGGGACGGTCTACGGCCTGCCGGTGCTGCGCTACCGCGATCTCGACGGGCAGACCCACTGCCTCAGCAAGTGGCAGCTCAGCGCAGATGAGCTGGCCGAGGTGCAGCGCACCGGGGTGGTCTGGTTCGACTGCTGGGGCCCGACCCACCCGCCGATCTGGATCAGCGGGACCGATCCCTTCGACAAGCGCGGATGATCCAGTGGCAGCCCTTCGATCAGCTGCCTGGCCGCCTCAAGGGCGATGGCACCGTTCTTCTTTGGGCCGATGGTTGCCTCGAAGAGGGTTGGTGGAGCGATGAGCAACAGGCTTGGCTTGATAACTACGCCGGTCAGCCGCTCAGAAACATCACGGACTTCGCGGAGATCAACCCACCCGAACGGCGCGGATAATCCCTCCGCGCCGGTGACGCGGCAGAACGGCGCAGTTCTGCGGCTTCACGGCTGCGCGGCGCGAGGCTATACCCCCAGCGATACCCCCGTTTGCGGCACCATTTTCCCGGCGCCGGGAAAAAGCCCAACGGCTCGCCCTTTACCCCGGCTAAGGCGATGATGATGGAACTTGGACGGAATGTCGGATGCGTCAAAGCGATCGGTGTCAATCCGCGCTGCGGTTGGCTGACCGAGGGGAAGATCTACAGCGTCGTGCTCAACACCGGCACCTACTTCTTCATCGAATGCGACTATCGCCAGCGGCACCCGCGCCCTGAGAGCGTGCCGTGGCATCCCTGCAGACACGACGGTGACTGGTGGGTCCAACGCTGGGAGATATGCCCGGACTGACGGTGCGTTCCCGGGCTCCTCGGCCGAACGTGAACGTGCCTTACGACACGGCTCAGCGTGGCCCCTCGCCGTCCGGACACGCCGCCCGGTAGCGGGCGTTGTGCTCCTGCAGCTCGGTCACCGTCTCGTCGCTGTCGTAGCGGTTGCCCGGATCGGCGATCCCCGCCTCCGGAGCCGGGTTGTAGCGGACCGGGCGGTCGCCCTGGCACCAGCTGCTAAGGCTGCGCGAGGGGGCGGTATCGCTCGCAGCCGGCAGGGTCCCGCGCGTCGCGCAGGCACTGGTCGTGACGAGCAGCACTGCGCTCGCCGCGCTCGCGAAGATCTTGCTGGGCATTGTTGGCGTCTCCGAGTTGGTCGAGGGTCTGGGTCTGGCCGGCCACCACCGCGCCCGTCGCGCCTCCGGCGGCGGCGGTCTCCAGCGCGTTCTCGTGGCGGCGATCGGCGATCGCGACGAAGGCCCAGATCGCGGCCACCAGCGCGGCGACCAGCGCGATCCAGATCCAGTTGGCGATCCCGCGAAAGCCCGCGGCGGCAAGGAAGGCTCCGATCGCACTCATCACTTCGCTCCTTCAGGATCGTCCACCGGCCCCGCGAGGCTCGCCGTCGATTGCGCGGTGGTGCGGTTGTCGGGATCGGGATCGCGGCCCAGGCTGATCGCCGCCGCGCCCCACTGGCCCTTGATGCTGGTGGCCTGCAGCGCGAGCGCGAAGGTCATGAACAGGCACAGGATCGTCACGACAACGAAGGGCGCCATCAGGCTGTCGCCCGCCCCCATCCGCTCGAACCCGCGGAACAGCAGGACGATTCCCGAAACGACAGCAAGGCTGCGGATCTGTTCGGTGCGCAGGCCGACCACCTGGCCCCACAGCGCCGCGACCGGCGACCAGAGCCAGCGCGCGAACGCGGTGGCGGGCGCGGGTTCGCCTGCGTTCGGGGGCGCGGTCACTGGGTGCCCTCGAGGTAAAGCTCGGCCTCGGCCGCACGGCGGCGCACCAGGCCCGGCAGCACCCGGCCCCCGGCGCGGTTCCAGCGGGCGAACTCGGCCGCCGCGCCCCGGTAATCCCCGGCGACGTGCTTGCGGGTCAGGGTCGCCCGAGCGATCGCGCCGGTGTTGTAGTGAAAGCTGACCAGCGCGTCGAACTGGCGCTGGCTGGTGGCGTTGATCGCCGGGCCGAGCGCCGCGGTGACTTCGGCGGCGTAGCGCGGCAGGTCCTCGGCGAACCGCTGGTCGCACTGGGCCTGCGTCCACACCGTGCCGCGGCGGATGCGGCCGCCGTTGAATCGGTCCGCGCCGGTCGCGCCCCACCCGATCGTCCAGGGATCGCCCCCGGTGCCGGGATCGGGATAGGCCTCGATCAGCCCGTCAGGGCGCAGCCGGGCGCAGCCCTCGAAGGCCTTGATCAGCCGGACGCCCTGCTCGCCCACCTGACGGGGCACGAAGACGTGCTCGGGCAGCGACGGGGCCGAGGGCCGGGTGTGGCTTTCGGGCGGGGCGGCCAGCGCCGCGTTGATCCTGTCGGCCTCGGCCTGGGTAAGCCCGCTGCCGCGTGTCCGCTTGACGATGTCGCGCACCGCCGCGAACAGCCGGGCGGGATCGAAGGTTGTGATCATCGGGCGTCTCCGAAAACAAAGGTGGTCAGCAGCGCCCACAGCGCGACCGCGGCGGTCGCGATGCCGGACGTCCACTTGATGAAGTTCCCCGCCACCCCGGCGGTGCGATAGCCATCGGCGAGCTGCTTGAGCGTGGGCGCGATCTCGACCAGCCCCTCGAGCGCTTTGACCGTCTCGGGATCGGTGAGCTTCTCGACACTCTTGGCGAGCGCCCTGATCTGCTCAGCGATCGCCTCGAGCGCCTTGCGGTCGGCTTCGTTCATCAGAACAGCCTTTCGAGTTGTGCCACCACCGCCGCGCGGGTGGCGGCGATGTCGGTGAATTCGCTCTCGCGCAGGGCGACCACCGCCATCACGTTGCCGATCAGGCCCGACCCAAGATCGCGCCCGATGCTGAGCGTTGCTCCGACATTTGTCCCGGTGATCGCGACGATGCAGAACTGATGGGCCGCATCCAGCGCATCGTGCAGCGCATCGCGGGTGGTCGTCGCCGAGCCGTCAACCGATACCAACCCGCTGCCAGACAGGAACACCGAGAGCGCCGAGCCATCGGTGTAAACGACATGATCGCGCAGGATGCGCCCCGATCCGCTCGCCGGGTCCTTGCGAACCAGAACGTAGAGCGAATAATTCGCCGAAGCGATGGTCGCGTTGATCTGGTCGTTGCCGTCGAAGCTGGGGCCGTTGGTGGCATCGAGGGCAGGCTGCGCGGCGGCGGTGGCCTGCGTGAAGGCGCTCGCCGTGCCTGCCAGATTGGCGGCGGTGAAGGTGCCGCTGTTGGTCGCGGCGCGAAGGTCCCAGACGCCGCTGTTGGCCTTGCCCGAAAGGATGCCCGCCAGCACCGTGAAGGGCGCTGCTTCGTAGGTGCGGGTCGGCTCGGCGCTGTCGCTGCCCGAACCGTTGGTGGCGGTGATCTCACAGCTGATCGTGTCGCCGTCGACCCAGCCCTGCGACCCGGCGTTGAGGGTGAGGGTGGAGGCGGTCGCGCCGCTGATGCTGGTGCCGTTCCTCTGCCACTGGTAGGTCAGCGTCGGGCTCGGCGTGCCGGTCACGGTGGCGGTGGCGGTCAGCACCTCGCCATCGAAGGGCGATCCGGTGATGCTCGACGCGGTGATTTCGGGCGCGTCGGCGGCAGTGAAGGTGCGGCTCGGCTCGGCGGTGGCGCTGCCGGCTGCGCTGGTGGCGGTGATCTCACAGCTGATGACGTCGGCGTCGACCAGCCCAAGCCCGCCCGAAAGAACCAGCGTCTCCCCGGTCGCGCCCGAGATATTCGTCCCGTTCTTCTGCCATTGCCGCGTGATCGAAGGCACCGGCAGCCCGCGCGCGACAAAGCGCACCCGCAGCGTTTGCCCGGCCTCGGGCGTGCCGAGTATCCGCGCGCCGCTGATTGTCGGCGCGGCGGCGGGGCGGATGTCGATGACGTAGCGGCGCGTTGCCCCGGTTGCGGTGACGGTGGTCAGCAGCACGTCGATCCGGTTGAGCCCGGTCAGCGCGCGGGCCACCCGCAGCTCGTCCCCGACGATTTCGTAAAGCCGGTCGACGGCGTTGCCCGAATAGGCTTCGGCGAAGACCTGCCCGGTCAGGCCGGTCGCCAGCACCGTGCCGACGGCGGCGGTGTTGGGGATTTCGGCGATGGCAGCGGGCGCGCCGAGATAGGTCTGGTAAAGGTCCTCGGCGATGTCGTCCCACTCCGGGTGGGTGCCGATCGCGGCCTCGATCAGCGCGTTGAAATCGAACCCGACGCGGGTCACGATGTCATCGGCCAGGCGGAAGGCGCGGGCATCGTCCGACGTTTCGGGAAGCGCGATGCGCCCGTTGGCCTTGCGCCATTCGGGCTGGACAAGCTGGAGATCGTCGTCGCCCGCCGGGCGGGTCCAGGTGGTGAAGCCCGAGCGGACGGCGGTCGGGATGCGGCGGACGTTGGCGGTGCTGTTGAAGACCGCCCCGGCATCCGCCCCGCCGACCCCGCCCGAAGCGGTGACCAGCGTCACGTTCGATCCCGGTGCCACGGTCAACACGTTGTTGATCCCGTTGGTGCGGATGATCAGATTGCCCGCCGTGCCGTCGCCCAGCGTGAAAGGCTTGGCGATTTCGGCCTGCACCATCAGCACGTTCGGGCCAAGCGTCGCGAGCGCGGGGACGGTCTTGGAGTGGTCCCAGTTGAACCCATTCACCTGATTGCAGATCAGCAGCCAGTTGCTGATCGTGAAATTGCCGAGCTCCGATCCGCCTTCACCCAGCCCGCTCGCCCCGGTCAGGAACATCCCCTGGCCCGATCCGATGAACACGTTGTCCGAAATCGTCGCCGCGTTGATCGTGATGCTGAAGCGGTTGATCTGGAGGAAATCGGGGTGCGTGCCCGTCGCGCCGAGCGAGGGGTTGCCGATGGCGGAGCCGATGAACGGCGTCCAGACATTGCCGGTGCGCCACTGGCCCGACTGGTAGACCACCTCCAGCATCATCGGGATGCCCGAAGGCCCGACATGCTCGGCGGTGCGGAAGACGTCGCAGTGCGAAGGGTAGCGGGTGTGGCTGCCCATGTCCATCTGGCTGCCGTGCCACTGGTAGCCGCTGCGATTGATGTGCGGCGAGGACACGCTGCCGCTCTCGAAATAGCGGATGCGCAGCGGGCCCTTGTTCGTCCCACTTCCGTAAGCGACCGTGTCGGTGACGGGATCGTAGCTGCCGACATAGGTCGCCTCGGCCCCGTGCGGCAGGTCCTGAATGGTGAGGCCGGTGTCGAGGAAGTTCTCCCAGCTCGTCCCGCCGTCGAGGCTCACCTGAATCTGGCGCTGCGACTGGGCCAGATACATGTCGTCGTAATTGGCGGTGTGCCCGAAGAAGCACCGGCGCATCTCGAAAGGATAGGTGCCTGCGCCGAGGATCAGCGGGTCCGACCACATGTCGAGCGCCATGATATCGTTGTGTGTGACGGTGAGCGTGTTGGCCTGCGCGGTCGAGCCGAGCGCGACGCGCGAGAGATACTGGTAGCGGCTGCCGCTGTCGTCGATCCCCCCACCCAGCGCCGTCGAAACCGGCGCGAACTCGCCGACATAGACCTGCTTGCTGCGCGTGCGGTCCTGTTGCAGCGAATAGCGCGCGCGGGTCTGATCGGGCGTCGATCCGATCACCAGGCAGTTCTTCGCCGAAACCCCCAGCCCGGCGATCAGCGCGAAGGTGCAAGCCGAGCCGGAGCGGTTGTCGGTCTGCTCGAACCACTTGACGATGGTGTGATCGCCGCTGGCAAGGAAGATGTTGTCGTCGACCGTCAGCGCCCCGGTGAGGTGGGTTGCCGAGGTGACGGCGCTGCCGAGGATCGCGCGCTTTTCCTTGCGGCGGGTGAACACCGAACCGATGGTCGCGTTCACGCAATTGCGGAAAGAGGCGACGATCAGCCAGTTGCGCTGGAGGCGGCAGGGGCCGTAATAGCGCACGAAGTTGGTCGGGTTGAGCCACGGCGTTGCGAACAGCGGCAGGTTGGCGTTGGGCATCAGGCCCGAACGGTCGGCGATCTCGATGGAATTGAGCACCTCGATCCGGCTGACAATCGGCAGGTAAGGCACGCCCACTTCAAGCGCCGGGGCCGAAATCACCCCGCCCGGCGTGATCGAGCGCACGCTCGCCGCGCCGTGGAGGATGAAGCCGATCTGCGTCCCGATCCCGGTCGCCACGCGGTCGGCGGTGTAGGTGCCGCTCTGCGTCACGGGAATCGCGGCGGGCGCGTCCAGCGGGTTCACCTGAAGCGTGGCCGAACAGACGTGCAGCTTGCGACCTGCGACCGTGTCGATCTGCTGGACGCGAACGTTGATGTCCGAGGTGCCGGGCGAGGCCCGCTCGACCCACAGGAACACCCACCGCTTGCCGTTGATCAGGAAGGGAAGGTTGTAGAAATCGGCGCGCGTCGTCGACCAGCTGTCGGGAAAGCTGGTGATCCGCCCCTCGGCATCGTGGGTGAAGTTGAGCGACGCGACGATCCCGCCGCTGAACCCCAGCCCGATGGTCCCGCCGCTGCCAGCGGTGATCGCCATCATCAGCCCCACGCGCACCCGGTCACCCGCGACAAGGCCCGCCGCCTTGAGGTTGACGGCGTTGTAGACGCCCGTCCCGCTCGCCCCCTGGGTCAGCACCACGCCCTTGCCCGTCGTGCCGAAAATGTCGGGTTCGCTGTGCTCGCCGGGATAGGCGATGGCATCGCCCGCGACGTTCTTGGTCCAGTGAAGCAGATCGCCGCTGTCTGTCGGCGCGTCGAGATCGTCGAGCGGCTGCGCGAGAAAGGTGCCCGCTGGCTGCATCAGCACGCCTTCGTCGGCATCGGGGTGCGAGACGACGCGCTCCTCGCCGCTGCCGAGGACAAAGCCGTCCGGCCCCAGCGTGAAGCGCCGCGCGTCCGAACTGGCGGTCATCAGCCCGGTGGTGATCCCCGGCTCGAAGGTTATCGGCACGGTGACGTTGGAAAGCACCACCTCCTCGAAGGCGAAGACCGGCGTGTTCCAGCTCCAGGCGGCGAGAATGACGGTGGAAAGCGGCTTGATCGCGAAGGAGGACATGCCCATCAGATCACCTCCACCACCAGCTGGCGGGTCGAGATCAGGGTGTGTTCGACCCCGGCGATGGTGTAGGTGACCTCGAGAAACAGCTCGACGATGCCGATCGCGGGGTCGGAGGCCGGGAAGCCCGATTGCGCCGCGGCGGACAGTTCAAGGTCGATCGGCGTGGTCCCGCCCGAAGGCGTGCCGACCGTGACGTCGTAACTGGCCAGCGGCGATCCGCCCGCCCCCGGCGCGGCGCGCAGCCGGACGGCGAAGGTGCCCGCGGTCCAGTCACCCAGCAGCGGATCGGCCGCCAGGGCAAGCCGCATGATCCGCTTGCGCCCGCGCGAGATCGCCGGCGGCTCGGCCTTCAAGGCGCCGCGCCCGTCCCGATCGGCGATGGCGAGCCACTGGGCGAATTCCGAAGGGTACATGGCAAGGGTTCCTGGTCAGATTGCGGGTCGGAAGGTCCAGATCGGGCCGCTCCAGCCCGGCGGGAACACGCCGCCGCCGGTGGCCGGCGGCGCGCCGCTCGCCACCGTCTCCACCGATCCGACGGTGTGCCGGGCCGGATTGTCGGCGGAGGTGTAGGCATCGGGCGAAAAGGTCGTGGCCTTGAGCGCCACCGCTCCGCCGGCGCGGGCCAGATCGTCGTAATAGACGTGGACCACCGTCCCGGCCGCGAGGCTGGCGATGGTGGTCGTCCCGTCGTCGAGCAGGGTCAGGGTGCCACCGGTGACGCTGACCGAACGGTCGGCGTAGCTGGCGGTGTGATCCTCCACCGTGACGCTGGTGTCGGTGGCCGAGAGCAGCCCGTCGGCGGGATCGACATCGACCAGCGCGCGCCCGGTGATCAACGAGAGCAGCTCGCCGGGGCTGGTGGCGTTGAGCGCCCACACCGCCTCCAGCTCCTCCGGCGTCGGCCAGGCCACGGTTGGCGGCAGCGTGCCGGTCAGCCCCAGCGCGGCGGTGTGCTTGGCGTCGGTCTCGGCCTCGCAGGTCAGGGTGACGGTGCCCGAGAGCGCGTCGATCGCGCGGCGGCGGATCACCACCTTGATCGCGCCGGCCGGATGCGCGCCCAGCTCGGCGGCGAGCGTGATGCACATGCCCGGGCGCAGCACCCTGAGGTGCGGCTTGCAGACCAGGCGGAACGGCCCCGCCTCGCGGCGCTGCCACAGATCGTAGGTCGCCAGCTCGGCCACCTGATCCTTCGAGGTGACGAGGTCCCACTGCCGCTCGTCGACCTTCTCCTCGCCGTCGGCGGTGATCCAGGTCTCGTTGCGGATCTCCGCGCCCTGGACGTAGCCCCACTGGTGCGCGGCCGAACGGAACCGCGCCTTCAGCACGTTGTGGCGGTTCTTCCACCCCTTGCCGAGGCTGGCGGAAACCGGCCCGGCGAGATCGTCGCGGGTGACGGTGTAGAGGCTGGTGCGCGGGGCCTGCCAGTCGAACCCGAGCACCGATCCCGGGATCGGCTGCGCAGCCCCGGCCTCACAGATCCGCTTGAGGTTGTCCCACTTGTCCGCAGGCTCGAAGATCGTGCCGTTGACGGTCCAGTTGTTCGCGTCGCAGACGTTGGCCCAGGCGACCGTCTGGGCGAGATTGATCGCGCTGGCATCGAACAGCCGGACGCCGAAGATCGGCTTGCCGTTCATCAGCCGCCCGTAGGCATAGGTCGCGGCGTGCAGCGCCGGGTTCCGGGTGTAGGTCCAGGTGCTCTCGTCGGTGATCCGCTGCGGTCCGCTGCCGCCGGGGAAGGTGCTGTCCGCGCGCGGATCGTAGGCCATCACCCCCTTGGGCACCTTGCCGAGCGGCGGGATCTGCCCGCCCGCGAACCGCTGCCCCTTCTTCGACCACCTCAGCGACCAGCCTGCCGCCGCCATCCCGGAGAGCTTGTGCCCGCTGCCCCAGCGCGGCGGCGTGCCCCAGCCCGAAGGCGTGCCCAGCGCGGAACTCTCCGGCCGCGCACCGAGCTGCTCGTCGATCCACAGGTGATCGGCGTAATAGCCGGTCGCCTCGCGCACCGATCCGACGCTGCCGGAGAAGCTGACGGTGGCGAAGTTGACGACGCTCGGCCCGATATCCTCGATCGGCCCGCAGCAGCTCAGCACGCGCGGGATGAAGGCGTAGGGGTTCTCGACGTCGTCCCGCTCACCGCCGTAACCTTCGCGGTAGAGCTCGACCCCTTCGGTGTAGGCCTCCCCGATCAGATAGGGCAGCGGGTTGTTCGCCCCGATCCGGTAACCCTGCACCTGACCCTGCGCCACCGGCGGCTTGGCGGTGAGCTGGGCGAGGGTGCTCGAAACTGCGGCGACAGCGGCGGCGATCGGCGCGATCGGCGGGGCGATGATCGAGGTGACGATCGCCACCGCTCCGGCGATCTGGCCGACGGCGCGAAAAAACCCGGACATCTCTAGAGCCTCCAGGCGCCGGTCAGGTCGGCGTTGACGCCGAGGATCGCGACCATCTTTTCGTGGCCGTTCTGCTCGCTCCAGCCCCACACGTTGCCCTGGCCATCAGCGATCCCGACCGCCTCCAGCCCGTGCTCGGGATCGGCGGGGCCGACCACCAGATCGCCCAGCCAGGCGTAGGCCGGGCCGGGCAGGCGCGGGAAATGGAGATCGAGCAGCGCGCTCACGCTGTCGACGCCGCGCGCCGCCAGCGCGCGCTTGGCCCCCAGCAGCGAACGGAAGCGCGGGACGGGCGGCAGCCGGTGGCCCATCCCCGCCGCCTGCGTCCGCGCAAGCCGGATGCAGTTCGCGCCCTGCCAGCTGAACGGCTTGTCCCGGAACCGGTCGAGCGTGCGCTCGGTCGCGGCCTGCCGGATCGCCAGAGTCATCGTGCGCCTCAGAATCGGAATTGCGGAAAGGGGTTGGTGCCCGGGCCAAAGCCGCCGCCACCGCCGCCGCCACCGCCGCCCGCTGGGCTGCGTCCGGCCGGCGGGGCCTCGGCCCCCCAGGCGAAGAATTGCTGCGCGTCGGTGCAGTTCTCGAACCCGCGCTCGCCCGCCCAGATCGAGCGGTGGAAGGAGTCCGAACAGACGTTGCCCTGGCGCAGCTCGAACAGCTTGGCGAGCCGCGTCATGAAGGTGATCTTGAGCAGGTCGGACCCGGCCTCCTGATCGCGCGCGGTGGTGTCGACCAGCCAGTCGGCGACCAGCTCTGCGCCGGTCAGGCTCACCCCGTCGGCCGGATCGATCTCGCCCACCCAGATCCGCATCCGGCTGTTCTCCAGATCGGTGCGCCACCAGCTGCTGACCGCCGCCTCGCCCGCAGGCGCAAAGGTGATCGAGCCGCTCTCGACCCGGTCGCCGACCCCGGTCTCGAACACGTCGACCTCGACGATCGTCCCGAACCGCGCGTCGTCCCCGGTGAAGGTGACGGTGCCGCCCCCCGGATCGAAGCGCACCAGGCCCCCGTCGGCGAGCAGCACGTCTCCGCCGGCCGCTTCCCACTTGAGGACCGCGGCAAGGGTGATGGCCAGATCAGTAACCGCCACGTCACTTCACTTCCCGAATGGCGAAGCTCACGCCCTCAGCGATCCGTCGCCTGTCGATGCTCCAGCCCGGGGCCTGTTCGAGCAGGCCCTCGATGCGCGGGGCGGCCAGCTCGATCGGCGCGTTGTCCGCCGGGCTGACGCGCAGCAGCGGGGTGAAGGACAAGATCGCTTCCCCGTCCGCGTCGATCCGGACCGTCGCGGTCGCCTTGTGGAGGTAGGGGCGGGAGCCGGTGAGGATCGAGAACCACTTGCCGCGCCGGATCACCCGGCCGACCGTCCCGCCGTCGACCTCAAGGCTGCCGCCGGTCTGGCCCGCGCCCTTGACCAGCAGACTGCCGGGCGCGCCCTTGGGCCAGCCCGGCTCGGGCACTTTCCACGAAACGCCGTTGCCCAGCCCCTCGGCCAGCGCCGCCGCCCACTCGTCGGCCGAGATCGGGTCCATCGCCGGCAGGGTGACCACCATCCGCCAGCGGTTGCCGAGCCGGTTGACCCGCTGGTCCGACCCGCCGAGCGGGCTCGACTGGGTCGTGCCGAAATCGATCAGGCCCCACTCGACGCTGGCCGCGCCGGTGAATTCGGGCAGCGCGATCAGGCTCATCCCAGCGAATTCTCGCGATAGGTGCCCATCTGCCCGAAGGCCCGCGCCGTCGCCTCGCGCGCAACCGGCGCAGCGGCGACCGCAGCGCGCCCGTCAACCCGGCTCCAGAACTCGTCAGAGGGCAGGGTGTAGTAGTTGTTGACGACAGAGCCCGCGCCGCCGGCGGCGCGCAGCTCGTGATTGGGCACGACGCGGCCCCCGCGAGGGACCTGCAGGATCTCGGGGCCCCGCTCGCCCACCGTCATCAGCCCGCCCGGGTGGTAGGCGGTGCCGTTGGCGTTGCCGGGGATCCCGCCGAGGAAGCTCTGCACCCCCTTGCCGAACAGCCCCGTGCTGCCGAGCGAGGTGAACAGCCCGGCGACCCCTTCGAGGATCGAGAGGAAATCGCCGTTCCTGATCCCGTCGACCAGCTTGCGGGTCTCCCCGAGGATGCGGTCGACCATCTGCTGGAAGGTCTCGGCAATGCGGACGGTCTGGACTTCGTTGTCGCGGGCGAGGCCGGCCATCGAGGCCTTGATCGCCTCGGTCGCCTCTTCGACCTTGCGCGCCTCGCCGAGAGGCCCGCCGCCCAGCAGGCCTTCGGAGACGGTCGCCTCGCCCTGGCCTTCGCCGATCAGGCGCAGGCGGGCGCGGCTGCGCACGTCTTCGGACAGGCCCGCCCCGTCGAGCAGCGCCAGCTCCTCCGAAAGGCGGCGCGCCTTGGCGAATTCCGGGAACAGCCGGTCGAGCAGCGCGGTGACATCGGCCGCCATCTTGCGGGTGGCGGCGGTGACGTCCTCGGTGGCGCGCTTGGCCGGATCGACCATCAGGCCCCGCAGCCGGGCGAACTCCGCCCCGATCCGCTCGACCATGTCGGGCACGTAGGAATTGCCGACGACCGCGTCGTACATGTCGAAGAAGAAGCCGGTGACCTGCTCGATCTTCTTGCCGACCCAGTCGAACACCGCGCCGAGCCGGTCCTGCAGCCACTGCTTGACGCCCTCGACCAGCTTGGCGATTGCGCCCAGCGCCCCGGCGTGGAGGTTGTACCAGAGCCTCACCCCGTCGACGAGCGCGTCGCCAACGTCGCTGAGCGCCGGGGAAACCGTGTCGCTCCACCAGCTGCTGACCGCGCTGCCGACCGAGCCGACGATCCCCTCGATCTCGTCCCAGTAATACCAGGCCGCCACGACAGCGGCGACCGCGCCGACCACCAGCCCGAGCGGGGAGAGCAGCAGCGTGTTCATCGCGAGGCCGACCACCGAGGCCACCGCCGGAAACCCGCCGAGCGTCGCGATCAGCCCGGCCGCGCCGCTGACCACCGCGCCGATCCCGGCAGCAATCGGGCCGACGACAGCGGCGATCGCGCCGAGCGCGATCACGGCGGTCTGGACCGGTTCGGGCAGGCTGCCGAACACGTCGAGAATTCCGGTTATCGCAGCGAGGAGCGGGGGCAGAAGGGGGAGCAGCTTGCCGCCGATCTCCTCCTGGAAATTGCCAAAGGCCTGCGTCAGCGCAGCGCCCGGATCGGCATCGCGCGCGGCCTGCGCCGCACCGCCGAACTGCCGTGCAAACTCGCGCAGTATGATGTCTTGTGCTTCGGCGACGCGCCCGGTCTCGACGAGGCTTTTGATGACAGCCTTCTGGTCTTCGGAAAACTGGATTCCGGCGCGACCAAGTGCAGCGATGCCTTTGACTGGGTCGTTCAGGGCCTTCCCAACCAACAGGGTCGCGGGGGTCAAATCGATGCCGAGCCGGGTTGCCAAATCCAGCGCGGCTTGCTGAGCGCGGTCGAACTGCTTGCCCGCGATGTTCCCGAAGGTCAGCAGGTTTGCGGTCACCTCGCGCAGGATCTTGTCGTCGTCGTAAAGCGACTTACCCATCTGGCTTTCGGCCAGCGCCTGCAGCTGCCCGGCGGTCCGGCCCGAAACGTCGCCCATCGAGGCGAGCGCGGCGTTGACCTGTCCCAGCGCGTCGGCGCTTTCCTTGGCCGCCTTGACGCTGGCGACCGCAAGGCCGGCCAGCGGCAGGGTCACCGCCAGGCTCATCTTCTGGCCGAAGTCGGCGATCTCCTGCCCGCGCCGCTGGATCGCCTTGGTGGTCTTGGCGACGTCGCGCTCCGACCGGGCGAGGCCCTCCTGCAGGATGCCGTGCTCGACCGCGAGCCGGATCAGCAGCGAACCGATCTTGATCGCCATCGCGCTAACCCTCCACTTTCCTGATCGTGATGCTCGCCCCCCGCGCCTGCGCGTCCTGCAGGGCGAGGATCATGTCGCGCACGCTGCGCGGTTTCGGCGGCCGGACGCCCTCCAGCCACCGCTCGAGCGGCCCCAGCTTGCCCGCGCCGGCCATCACCCGCATCTGCGCGGCGAGGTAGTCGGAGAGCACCTGGTCCTCGAGCCGCGCCTGCCGGGCCTTCGCATCGCCCTGCATCGCCGCGGCGAAGCTCGCCGGGGTCTGCCGCCAGAACTCGGCCTCGGTCCGCCCGGAGGCGAGCCAGCGGCCGAGCAGGTCTAGCCACGCGCGGCGCCGGTCCTCCGCGCTTTCCGGTTCGGCGCCGGGGCCGGGGCCGCTTTCGCGTTTCCCTCCTCACCCGTGTCGGCGCCGAGACCCTTGGCAATCGCCCAGAGAACGACGCCCATCGCCTCCTGCAATCCGATGTCGCCGATGATCTCGCCGACCTCATCCAGCGTCAGCTGATGCTGCCCTGCCAGCGCGTGGAACAGGATCAGGCGGATGCGCGAATTGTGGCGGTTGCCGAGCGCGGCGAGCACCTTGGCCGGATCGGCGCGGTCATCCTGGTCGAGCTGGGCGAGGAACGGCGCGGCAACAGCGTAGAAGCTCTCGCCGGTCTCCTCCTCGATCGCGCAGGTCGCGTTGAAATCGAGCCGCGCGATCCACTCCACGCCGAGCGCCGTGAACCGCTTCTCGTCGAGCCGGCTCATCAGGCAGCCTCGTCGATCGTCGCCGCGTCAACCGGCTTCAGGGTGATCTCGAAGGTGCGCTTGGCATCCTTCGGGTTCATCCGCTTGAGGTTGTAGAACAGCGCGGTGCCTTCGCACCAATAGGTGTCGGCCCCTTCCTTCAGCACGATCCGGTAGGCGAGCGCGCCCTCCTCGTCGTCGGCCGCCTGCAGCAGCTCGTCGGAGGCCGAGTTGATGACGTAGTTCCCGCGGATCGTCACCGGCACGCCGTCCTTCAGCGGGAGCTTCTTCCACTCCTTGAACCCCACGGTGTCGTAGCTCGAGGTTTCGTAAAGCTCGCGCTCGGACGAGGTCGGCAGCTCGGGGATGTCGTCCACCTCGGCGACCTTGACGAGGCCGCTGCCGAGGTTGATCCACAGCTCGGAGCCGTGGCCGTGGGTTGCTTTCGAAAGAGGCATTGCTGGTCTCCTAGTTGTGCCAGATGATCAGATCGGCGCGAGCGCGGTTGCGGCGGCCGGTGGGGGTGCGTTCGGAATCGCTGCCGCCGTTGTCGACGAAGCTGCGCAGGAAGGTCGTGCCGCCCTGCTCGGCGAAGCGGACGAGCGCCTCGACCGCCGCGTCGAGCAGCGCGTCGGCCTCCCTCGCGGTCATGGCGATCGCGTTGACCTGCACCCGCGTGCCCCGGAAGGCGTCGAAGCCATCGTGGGTCTGCGGGCGCGGGTCGCTGATCACCTGCAGCATCAGCGCCGGCAGGGGCGTGTCGGGGGCAAGAGCGTCCCACTCGACTGCGTCGGCCGCGATGATCGCCATCACCGCCGGATCGCCCAGCAGCCGGGCGGCGGTGTCCTCTTTCCAGCTCACGCGCCGCCTCGCTTCTTCGCAAGGCGCGCGGCGAGCCGCTCGATGTGGATGCCCGCCACCTGGGCGAAGCGGCGAATCGTGGCCTCGCCTTCTGCGTCGAACCCGCGGCGGAATGCCGGATTGGCAGACTGGCCGGGGCGACCGAACTCATCGATCACCGCGACGCCTGCCACGCCGGGGTCGCGATATGTCCCGCCGCGCCCATTGTCGGACTTCGTCTTTCGAGTCACGATCGTGGCAGGCTGCTCGTTAATGTCGACGCCGATCACGATCCCGAACTCCGGGCTATCTAGCCGTTCGCCCTTGGCCGCTGCGATCTTGATCGATCGACGGTAATCGCCCTTGTCTATCGAGACGCCGTTCTTGATCGCGTCGCGCATCGGCAGGGCCGCCGCGCGCAGGGCACCGCGCAGGGCGCTCCTGATCGCGCGCGGCTCTCCCAACGCCCGCAGGCTCGCCTGAAGATCGGCGAGCCCGGAGACCTCGATCTTCATGGTCGCGCCGCCGCTATCAGGCCAGCGCCGCGCCGGCGGGGTTGATGCCGATCCGCAGGACGCTGGTCGACTCGGCGATGCCCAGCAGCACCGGGAAGTCGCCGGTGGCCAGATCGGCGACCGGCGCGATCCCGCCCGGGTTGGGCGAGAGGTAGTAGGCCACGCCCGCCGTCATCACCGCGCCGAGCGCGATCTCGCCGTCGTACTGCACCGCCAGCGGCTGACCATTTGCTGCACCGTTGAGCGCGATGCCGGCCACCTCGCGCACCGCCGCCGAGGCGTTGTCGCAATCGGCCAGCTTGAACCGCTGGTCGACGGGATCGAGGTAGACGGTCTGTCCGGCGGCAACGGTCGCGCCGGCCTTGCCGTGCCGGATGCGCGCGCCGCTGCCCGACAGGACGTTGGCAGGAGTGATGGTGAGATCGGCCATGATGAACGCTCCTCAGGTGGCGGGAAACCCGCGAGAAATTGTTAGGGCTCGAATGCCTCGCCGGTCCCTTCGACCAGCAGCTCCACGCCTTCGCGGCGCTGAATCTCCAGCGGGGGCTGGATCAGCTCGTACCGCTCGCCGTCGATCACGCAGCCGTCGGCCGCGGTGAGGGTGCGGGACACGCTGTCGCGGCGCAGCCAGAGCGAATAGCGCGCGAAGCTGCGGCGCCCCTCGGCTTCGGCGCGCTCGCCGCCGGGCAGCGGCTTGCGGGAACACCAGCGCGGATTGCCCAGCGCCTGCCAGGTCTCGACCCGCTGCAGCCCGTCGTGCGTCACGACCCGGCGCAGCAGCTGCACCTTGCGATCGAACGCGCCGGACTTGAGCACCTCAGCCCCCGAAATCGCGCATCGCGGCGATTGTCTGGCGCAGGCCCCACGGGACCTCGGTCACGATGTTGCCGACGTTGACCGCCTCGCGCGTGGCGTACCAGTGCGCGATCAGCTGCAGCGCGGCGACCTGGAACGGCTCGGGCACGTCGGCCGGGGTGCCACCGTAACCGGCGGTCCAGGTCACGGTGACAGCGTCGGGCCGCGTCGCCGGCAGCGGCCAGGCGAGCCCGTCCTGCAGCTCAAGCGCCGGGCCGAGGCCGAGGCTGACCAGGTGGAACCCGGTGAAGCTCTGCGTGCCGCCGAGCTGGTCGACGTAGCTGATCGCGGGCGTGCCCTGCACCGGGCCCAGCGGGATCGGCAGATCGTCGCCGTAGGGAAAATCGGAGAACCGCTGACGCCACTCCTGCGTGATCAGCGCCCGGCCGAGCAGCCCGCCATAGCCGTCGAGGTGATGGCTGGCGCTGGCGATCAGCGTGCCGAGGGTCGCGTCCTCCCCGGTCTCGTCCGCCTCGATCCGCAGAAATTCCTTCACCGCGGCGAGCGTGACGATGCCCGAGGCCGGAGCGGTCACCCGCTCCGGCCGTTGTGCGCGCATCGGTTAGTCGCTGACGCGCTCGAGGTCGAGCACGGTGCTGTGGTTGGTCACCGGCACCCGGCGCGGCTTTAGGATCGCGATGATCGGGCCGTAGGCGATGTTGGCCGTGGCCGAGGCGCGGACCGCCTGCAGGAACCGCTTGGCCGGTCGGGCGATCTCGACGATCAGCAGCTTGTCGTTGATGTCGTCGTTCACCGCGCAGGTGGCAGTCGCGGCCGAGCCGGTGATCGCCGCCATGCCGCTGTCGCTGTCGACATCGTTCGCCTCGACGGTCAGGGTGGCGACGCCGGTGGCGACGCTGTCGGTCACCGTCGCGATGAAGGTGACGCTCTCGTAATCCGCCATGTCGATGCGGTCGGAGTTGCTGTCGATCGTCGCGCCGGCGGCAACAGGCGCGCCGACTTCGCGGATCTCGAAGTTTTGGGTGAAGTTGTGCATGGGTGCCTCCAATGGGCGAGAGGGAAACGATACAAACGAGACAAACGAAACAGGGGCGACGCGCGCGGCGCCGCCCCCGGTTTTGTCGGGCCCGGCCTCAGGCGGCCGAGAACTTCATCGCCTTGATCGCCTCGAAGTTCACGACGGCACCGCCGACGCGGCGGGTCGAGTAGAACTTCACGAACGGCTTGGTGGTGAAGGGATCGCGCACGGTGCGGGTGCCCTGACGGTCGACGATCTGGTAGCCCTCGTTGAAGTTGCCGAACCACAGCGACAGCGAGCCGGTCCCCGGCGCGGCAAGATCCTCGGCGCGCACGATCGGGAAGCCGGCCAGCTGCTCGGGCTCACCCAGCACAAGGCTCGGCTGCCAGAGGTACTGGCCCTGCCCGTCCTTGAACTTGCGGATCAGCGTGACGACCTGCCGCTTGGTGACGAAGTTCGCCCCCTGCAGGTAGGCCGACTTGAGCAGGCCGATCAGATCGTGGATGCGATCGGCGGGGTTGGAACCGGCAAAAGCCCCGTCGGCGCCCGAGAGCACGTGGCCGATCGTCCCCCAGCTGACTCCGCTGCCGTCATCGAGAGCAGTGCCGTAGTTGGCGAAACCGCGCGGCTTGCGGATCCCGTTGCCGGTCACGAAGGCGCCGTTCTCGATCCGGCCGAAGCGCATGCCGACCTTGTCGCCCAGCCAGGCCTCGACGTTCACCGAGGCGTCGTCGAGCAGCTTCTGGGTCGCACGCGGTTCGGCGTACATTTCGTGCACCGGGATTTCCCACTCGCCGAGCTTCGGGGTCGTGGTCTCGGAGCGCGCCTCGGTTTCGCCGACCCAGCCCGCGCCGGCCTCTTCGAGGTCCTCGGACCCTTCGAGCTTGTCGGTCGAGATGGTCTGGACGTTGGCGATGCGGCGGATGTCGCTGGTCTCGAAGATCTTCTTGACCATCCGGCCGGTGGTGTCCGGGGTGACGAGGTAGCCGCCGTCAGCGTCCGAGCCGACCGACATCGCCTTCAGCTCGTCCGCGTCGAGCGAGTCCTTGCCGTAGCGCAGCTCCTTGGCGCGGGCCTTGCGGTAATCCTCGAGGCCCTTGTGATCGAGCGGGGTGAAGTCACGCCGGCGATCGGCGGCGAGCGCAGCCATCGCAAGGTTGACTTCCTTGAGCTCCAGCTCAGCCTTGGCACCGTCACCGTCGCCCTTGACGTTGTGGCGCTGCAGGCGGAGTTCGAGATCCTCGCGCTCCTTGCGCTCGGCCGCGATGGACGCTTCCAGCGCGGTCTTGGCTTCGGTCAGCTTGTTCAGATCGGCGTCGATCTTGCTGAGCTGCTCGGTGGTGAGCCCGTCGGGCCGGCCCTTCTTCAGCTCGGCGATCTCGCGCTCGTGGGTGGCCTTGAACGCCTCGACCGCCTCGGCGATCTGCTTGATAGCGACGGCGGGATCGGCGGGGAGGCCCGCATCCTTCTGTTCGAAGGGCGCGTCGGAGCGTTCCTGCTCCAGCAGGTTCTTGGTCTTCATGAGATCGGTCCTTTCGGGGGGTGGAGGGTCAGCCGCCCTGCAGTGCACGCAGCAGGTCGGCGGTCGCGTCGTTCAGACGCTGGAGCTGATCATCACCCTCCCGGTGATCGATCGCCGTGAAGCCCTTGGCGACGATCGCCTTGGCCTCGTTCGAGGAGAAGCCCGCATCCCGCAGGGCGCTCTCCGCATCTCGGATGGTCAGCCCGCCGCCCGACTTGATCGAGCCGATGCGGGCCTTGGGGTTGGCCGGAAAGGTGACGAGGCTGATCTCGACCAGCTCGACCTCGTGCAGCGTCCGGCGCGGTTCCTCGGGCTTGGTGCCCATCGTGAACTTCTTGGCGCGGTAGCCGATCGACAGCCCGGTCAGCGCCGGCCGCGGCTTCATCTTCATCAGGCCCAGCGCTTCATTCCCGCGCTGGGTATCGGCGATCACCCCGGTGACGAGCAGGCCGTTGTCGTCCTCGTCCATCTCGGTGTAGATCCCGACCGGCGTGAGATCGTCGGCCGACATCGCCCACCCGCCGTGCTGCATCAGCATCGCCGGCCAGTTGCCGGTGCGCTTTGCCTCGCGGATGGTTTTCTTGAAGGCGCCCTTCTCGATCACGTCGCCGTAGGAATCGAGGTTGCCGAACACCGCGCCATAGCCGGTGAAGGTGCGCCCCTCCTGCCCCTCGTCCCCGGCGAACTTCACCTCGCGGAGCGGAAACTCGCTGCGCTGGATCCCGCCCGACTTCACTTCGATCAGGCCACGGTCATGCATCGGGATCGTCCTCGTCATCAGGGGCAGAGTCGGCTGCCGGGTTCATTGCGCCGCGGCTCAGCTCGTCGGCCGGCCCGCCGCGCGGGGCCAGCTCCTCCAGCCCGCGGACCTCGTCCTGCGTCATCCACGCTGGCGTGCCCCCGGCGCCGAGCGCCTTGGAATAGAAGTCCCCGCGATCCTTCGCCGCGCCGCGCATCAGCGCGTTCGGATTGAACTTGGTGTAGAGCCCGGCCGCCCGCTCTTCGGGCGTGAGCAGGTTGACGTCGGCTGACTGCTCAAGCCGCTCGTACCAGGGCATCATGGTGTGCACGACGTGCGCGAGGAACATTTGCTCGGCGCTGGCATAGGTGGCGGTCTTGTCGGCCTGGCCGACCATGATCGGCATGACCCGCATCGCCCGGCAGACTTCCTCGACCTGGTAACGCCGGGTGGCGAGGTGCTCGGCGTCGACGCCCGACATCGAGGTCTTCTCGAACTTGGCGCCGTTGTCGAGCAGAAGGGTCTCGCCCTCGCGCTTGCCGCCGGCCTTGAACTGATCCATCCAGGCGGCCAGCTGTTCGAACCTCTCCGGCGTCAGCTGGTTCTGGACCGTGTAGATGCCCGATACCCGCGCCCCGCCCTTGTGCAGGTCGGCGTGCGCGCTCTCGGTCGCCAGCGACAGGCCCAGCGCCTCGCGAGCGAGGCGGGTGATATCGAGCCCCAGCCAGCTGTTCCAGCTCGGCCCGCGCACGTGCCAGACATCCTCAGCCGGGATCTCGCGCTCGCTGCCGTTCTCAGGCCGGTAATGGTAGCGCAGCCGCATTCCGTCATCGCGCTCGACCCGCATGTACCCGGGCTCGAACGGCTCAAGGCTGGCGAGCCGCCGCGCCGATCCCACCCGCAGCTTCTGGATGAAGGCATTACCCCCCAGTGCCGTGTGGAACATCAGCGTCTCGCGGAACTCGAAGCTGGTCTGCCACGGGTTCGGCCGGCGGTAGAGTAGATCGTAGACCGGGTGGTCGCGCTCCTCCATTCGGCCCGGCCCGCCGACGTGCAGCTTCCACGGCACCTGCGACACACCCTCGGCCAGCACGCGCGCACACGCGAGCATGGTCATGACCTGCAGCGCAGTCTGCCAGGTGATGCGCTGGCCGGAGCCCGACATCACCCCGCCCCCAATCAGCCGCGCCAGCTCGCGGCTCGACATCTTGGCTTCGCTCTGACCGCGCGGTGCGATCAGGCTGCCGAGGAAACCCTTCATGCAGCGCGCCGCGCGGCCATCACGCTCAAGGCGAGCAGGGTCAGCCCGGCGATGATCCAGGCCGTCGGCCGGTGAATCTGGTCGATGCCGTGCACGACCATGACCGCGCCAGCGAGGCTGGCGAGATCGGTGCCCAGCGCGCGCGCGATCGCAGCCGCGCGCCGGGCTGGCGACGGCTGCGGGGATTGCAGTGTCATGCGTTCATTACCTCCCAGAACGACTGGGTTGATTCCGTGCCGACCATCGACGCACCAAGCGCCATGATCAGCGCCACCGGGCTGTCGATCTTCGCCTCGGCGCGCGGCTTTCTCGGGTAGACGTTGTCCTTCGCGTCGAGCATCGCGACGACGTTGTTCATCTGCCATTCCATGACGGCGCAGGCGCCATGGGCGATGGTGCCGGCGCGGGTGACCGCGTCGACCTGCTTCATTGGCTCGCTCATGTTGAGCACGATCTGCCGATACTCGAGCATCGGCATCCCGGCCTTCATCGCAGTCGTGGCGAAATAGTTGGCCTGGTGCGGGTCATAGGGGACCTGCTCCAGCTGCAGGACCTTGCTGATCTCCTCGAGCTTCAGCAGGATCTCGTCGTAATCGAGGATCGGCCCCGGGTTCACCGTCAGCAGATCCATCTTGTCCCAGCCAGCATAGGCCGGGACTTCGCTTACCGTGTCCGCCGGGACGAAGTACCAGCCCGTCCGGATGTAGGGGTCCTCCGGTGTCGCCTGCGCGCCCTCGGGCAGGATCAGCAGCTCCAGCGCGCCAAGGTCGATCTTCGATGCAAGATCCATCCCGGCGATCGCGCGCCGGCCGCGCAGCCGCTCGAGCGCGAGGACGTCGTCCCCGCGCGGCGGCAGCCAGTCCCGCTTGCACTTGCGCCAGGCCTCGATGTCGAAATAGGCCGCGCGCGCCGCGACCCACATGTCGAGGTGCTTGGTCTTGAACGCCCCCGCCTTGCGCGGCGTCCTGACCGCGTCGCGCTGGCGGGCGAACAGGTAGTCCTCGAGCACCGAGACGCCCATGTTCGGGTTCGCTTTGCGGAGCGCGATCTCCGACTTCCAGTCGTCGTCCTCGTCAATCGTGTACTCGACGAAGAAGGTCTCGTGGTCGAGCGGGAACCTGCCCCCCTCGCAACCGATCCCCTGCAGCTTGTCACGCTCCTCGAGGATCGAGGCGTAGCACGGCCCGGCGAGGTTATCGCCGGCGGTCGTGATGATGATCTGCAAGGGCTGCTCGCGCGCGCCCATGCCGGTCATCATCGTCTCGACCTGAGCATCGTCGTCGTGCTCGTGGTACTCGTCGTGGATCGAGCAGCTCGGGCTCTGCCCGTCGCCGGGATCGCCCGTGATCGTCTCGAACCGCGACTGGTCGCCGTGCCGCACGAGGCTCTTGGCATTGACCTCGATCCCCAGCGCCGATGTCAGCTGCGGCGATCGCAGCGCCATCAGCCGCGCCGGCCGGAACACTTCCCACGCCTGGTACTCGGTCGTTGCGCCCGAATAGACTTCGGCCCCCGGCTCGCCGTCCATGCAGAACATGTAGAGCCCTGCGCCGGCCGCGATGATCGACTTGCCGTTCTTGCGCGGCACGACGACGTAGAGGACGCGATAGCGCCGCAGCCCGTTGGCCTTGCGCAGCCACCCGAAGGCGTTGGCGAAGATCCAGACCTGCCACGGCTCGAGGCTGATCGTCTCGCGCGATCGTGCCCACTTGCCCTTCGTGTGCGGCAGGCACTCGATGAAGGCGCAGAACTTGGTGACCTTGCGCGGCTCGAACCGGAACGGAAACTCCTTCCGGCGCTGCTCTTTCAGCTCCTCAAGAAACCGCTCGCACTGCAGCCGGATCCACTTGCATGCCGGCTGCTTCCCGCTGACGACGTCTCGCGCATACTGCCTGGCGATCGCCGCGTAGTCTCTGGTCTCCACATCGCCTTATGCGGGCTTTGCTTCCCAGTCCGCAGGGTGCTCGCGGATCAGAAGGTCGCATCCAGAATGGACATGAAACACACCCCGGCTGTTCTTCTCGACCTTGCCGAGGGTGGCCCACTCACCGCCCTCGACAGGTTCGCGCTCCGCATCCAGCGGGAACTGCATCACTTCGACCGGCCAGTCGTGCGTGGTGATCGTAACGGTCGTGGTCATGGTGACGTCCTTTCAGAGATTTGCGAGCGCCAAGAACGGGTTGTCCTCAGGCTTCTGGCCCTCGCCGAGCCGTAGCGCCGTCGCCGGCGTGATCATCAATTCGCCCAGCAGCGCATGCGCATGGCGCATCGCATCGCTCAGCATCTGCACCTCGGGGCGCTTGCGGATCATGATTCCATGCGCGGTAGTGGCCTCGTAGGTGTCACCCTCTACTTCGAGCACCGCCTGCCAGCGCTTGATCTGCTCAAGCCGCTGGGCGAGCAACGCAACGATCTCGACATAGTGCGGCGACGCCCGCCCCTGCTGCTCGAGGATTTGCGCGATCGACCCGAACAGCAGCTGCGCATGTTCCGACAAATGGAAGGGCGCGAGCATGCTGCCGACGATCGCCGGCGGCGGCGCCTCGCCATCACGATCGGCGCGCTCGGTCCCCCGCAGGCGCTTGACCGCAGGCTCGATCCGCTTACGACCCGAGTTCGGCCGAGCTCCCCCACGGGCCATCTTTTTACCTTTTGAAATCGCCCACGCAAAAAAAGACTTAGGGCGACGGTGTCCGGCTCAATCCCCCCCAGAGATCGACCCACCCCCCGGCCCATGCCGCGCCTCGATCCGCTCGCGGAGCGATTTCGCCTCGTGGTGAGGCTTGCACAGCGCCTGCTTGTTCGACCGCGCCTCGCTCCCACCCAGCGCCAGCGGCACCACGTGATCGACCTGCGTCGCCTGGACCCGCTTGCCCTCAGCCAGACACGCGCGGCAGAACGGTTCCTCGGCCAGCACCTCGGCCCGCATCCGCTGCCCGGCCCGACCGCGCACACGCCGGTCCTGATAGCCGACCCGCCGCTCCCACGGCTCCCGATCCCTCCAGCCCGGAGGCCGGAACACCGGAGGCCGCTCGGCCATCAGTCGACCTCGACGCCGTAGGTCCGCAGTTCCCGGTCTAGGAGGGCAATCTGCGCCCTGCACTCGCCGATGATGGCAGGCCGCACCACGGCCTTGATGCTGTCGCTGGCGATCGCCGCGCCGACCGAAAGGTTGATGAGCCCCAGCTCGGCCGCGTCGACCATCTCCTGCAGCTTCTGCCGCTGCGAGACCAGCGCCATGACCGCCGGCAATTGGGTCGCCTTCACCGTTGCACCTTGGCCTGCGTGCCGGCCTGCACCGTCCGCACGATGTAGAACGTCTCGCCGCCCTCCTCGAAGCCAAGACCCTCGCTCTCAAGCGCCTCGCGCGCCTTGCCGCGCAGCCCATCGGCGACCTTGCCCTTGTCGAGCTCATGCCGCGTCCGCACGAACTTGCGTCCCCACGCCGTGGAGCGCAGGCTCTCGACGACCGCGTCGATGCTGCCGGTGAACGTCACGCGGCCACGGCCCGCCCGCGTCCCCAGCACCGCACCGCCCAGCTCGGCCGAATTGCGCTTGCCCTGGGTGAGCGCCGCCGCATTCGCCTTCCACCACGGCTCCAGCTTGGCCGCGATCGCCGTGCGACGCGCCACCAGCGGCAGCAGATCTTTGTCGACCTCGGCATTGGCCGCAGCGATGGCCGCGTCGCGGGCCTCCTCCATCGCGGCAATCTCGCCGTCGAGCGCCGCCCACTGCTCGCACAGCCGCTGCGCCTCGGTCTGACTGCGCGGCGCGCGGATTGCAGAATCAGCCATCAACCCTGCTCCAGAAGAAGAACCACTGCCGTCACCGTCAGCGTCTCGCTTGAGCCAAACTGGTGGTCCACAACCGTGATGATCGCATCGGCCACCAGATGGCCAGGAATCGTGAAATCGGCGTCCTCGAACCGCTCGATCAGCCGCTCGCCCGCATCGACCTCGGCGATTCCCTCGAAACGCAGCACCAGCTCGTGCCGCGTGCCGGCAAAGGTGATCGAGGCCCAGGCGCGCTCCTCGTGGGTGAGCACGCGGCCCGCCCCGTCGGCCAGCCGCAGCACCGCGCTGCGCACCCGGTCCGCCAGCGTCCGGCGGCCGCGCAGCGGGGCAAGGCTGGCCACGCCGTTCACGCCCGCCGCCCGAACACCCGGCCAAGCGCCGCTTCCGCCTCGCGCGCCGCGCTCAGCTCCAGCCACACCCGCCGAAGCCAGGCCCGCTCCACAATCGTGCGGTCACCGTCGGTGCTCTCCGCCTCGCACTTCAGCGCGTCGAGATCAATGAGCTCGGGACAGCTCACCCGCCGTGCCCCTCAGCCCGCGCCCGCATCCAGTCGCGCACGCGCTCCTCGGTCTCGGGCCGCGGCGTGCGCCCCATCCTGAGGTCGAGCACGAAGCGCGGATCGCGGGTCGCCTCACGGCCAAAGCGCGTCGGGGGCATGTCGTGCGCGCGCAGGAAGGTTTCGATCTCGCGCAG